ATAATCATCGTTAATGTATACCATTACTATAAAACTATCACTTAGCGGGTGGTCATCGTTTATATCTTGATGCACTCCCATTGGGCCATAGTTCATTGTCAGTTTAGAAACAATTATGAAGTTATCTCCTATAGCGTCTCCATCTATCAACATTGCTTGCTTTACCTTGCTGATATTTTTTCTTTTTAAAAAATCTATTAATGAATCATTCAGAAGATTATAAAAAATTGATCTTAATTCCATTGCAGCATAATTGTCTTTTTCATGAGTTACTGCAGGAAGTTCCATAGTCAGGTGAGGTCTTCTTTCAACCTTTTCTAACTTATGAGATCCTTCGCTAACCAAATTAATCAAATTAATTATATGGTCTGCATCTATTTTATTTTCATAAATAGTTATAAAGTCTGTATCAAATTTAGGTGTTTGGTTCATATTATTTGTCCTCATAATCTTTGTATCTGTAGTATCCTTTATCAAAATCAACCTGCACTAAGAAATCTCCCATAAATCCATTACGGTTCTTTCTAAAAGCACATTCAATTATATCACTATTGGATGCTCTACCTAAAGCAATAACCCAGTCAGCATCATATGCAATCTGTCTTGACCAAGCAGTTTGTCCCAATGTTGGTACTCCACTAAGATCATTCACATCATCTGGTGTAGCAGATGAGATAGCAATAATTGGAACCTCTTCACCAATAGCCATTAGTTTAAGTTCTCGTGAAAGGTTCTTCATTCGTACCGTTTCATTATCTGACTTCTGATTTGGAGCCATCAACTGAAGGTAGTCAACGATTACAAAGTCTGGCTTGTACTGATCAATCTTTCCACGAAGAACAGAAGGATTAATTTCTCCACCTTGATCATTAGAAATAATATGAAACTCTGGCTTGCCCTGTAAGTGCTTTGCATGCCAAGCCTTAAGAGTATCTAACTCTACATCTCCATTACTTAACTTGCGATGAGACCAAAGACCTTCACCCATAATAGTAAATACACGATTGCGAACTTCTGTTTCTGACATCTCAAGCGAGATTACAAGGGGTGTCTTACCCTGTTTCCAGGCCTGTACAGCAAAGTATAGAGCCATCCACGACTTTCCTATACCTGGGTATGCTAAGAAGACTCCCAACTGCCCTGGCATAATTCCAGAAGGAAGGTAGTTATCAAACCCTGGAAGGTTAGTCTTAATACCAACATGACCTGCAGCCTGTTGTATCTTTAGATTTTCAAAGTAAGCAATCGCTGACTCAAGATCTGTAACATCAATGTCACGGATTGCAGAAGTGTTTTTCTTTAATTCAGAGGTCTGTGTGATCAAATCATTTAGTGCAACAGTGCCTTGATTATTTTGAACATTGCCTGCTGCTGATCTTAAGATATCTTTAAGGCTGTCATTTAGATACTCACCCTGCAACTCTTCAAGGTGGTGCTTTGTCGCTCCCACATTTGCTATAGGAGCAAAGTCTCTAAACTTTTCTGTAACAAGTTCTGCGGGTGGAAGGGACTTATTGTTTTCAAAATACAACCTAATAAAATTCCAGATATCTCCGTGAGTTCTAAGAAGGTTATCAACATTGGCCTGTAAAAGTACGTGGATCTGTTTGTCTTGAAGAACTGCAGTAATTAGTTTGGACTCTGTATTATTCACTTAGCCACTCCTTTGCCATTCTTCTACGCTCTGCTCTCTCATTGTCGTCTCTGCTTTTATCTTTTTGTGCCTGTAAAATTTTTTCTGCATTGTATGCAAAGTAGTTCCAAGAAGGATTCTCTGCAACCTTAAAGTAATACTCAAGTATATCGTAGCAGCCAGAGATACCGTATGACTCTACAAGGGCATCTGATGCCCACTGCTCTACATTTAAATTCAGAGATGGCTTTGATTCGTACCTTGCGGTATGATACTTACTGTATCTTGAAAGCAAAGCCATACGGTCTTTGCGTTCTGCCATTACTCGTTGATTTCAGACTTTGCTTCGTTAATCTTTTCAGTTAACTTGTCTTCTACAAACTTGTAAACTCTTTCAAAGGCTTGATTGATATTTTCTCCGTTATGACGTGAATCAACAACGCCAAGATCAAGTCTTAGTGATTGAAAGTTTCCAAGATTAAGTGTGTATCCAAGTGTAACGGATACCTTTGTGTCTTCGTTTTCCATTTCATACCCTTCGTTAAATGGACTCGCTCCAAATTGGAACGAACTGTCCGTCTTCTGTTCTTCTATATGTAAGTATACCATCGCCCATTCTTCGTGTCAACTCTTGCTTGCTGGGCGTAATATCATTAGTAATTAACTTATCTTTTCTTGGTCTACCAATATGGTGTGTAGCAAGTATATCACGAATGTCTCTTACCTGCGATTCTGAATAGTAGGACCTTACTTGAAAGCCTCTTGCACCACCTTTTTGAGATCCCATTGGAAAAGGAATAACACCCCTCTTCATTAAGTCTGGCATATATTTTTTATGACGATTAACTAAATCAGCAGTCTCTCTAACTGTGTATGCTCGTTCTCTTTTCTTTTTAAAATCACTAATTAAACAACTTTCAATTTGATCTTTTGTAATATTATAAACAGACATTATTCCATTAGATTTATTAAGATGATAAATTCTTACAAGGTCTCCATTTAAAAACCAAACTTTTTTGTTCCCTGGGATTACAGGGAGGACATTGTAGCCTTCGCTCTCAATACTTCCTTTTTTAACAGCCATGAACCCTCCGTAGAACTTTGTGGTGGGTTATAAAAATTTCTTGATCCACACATAAGACAATAAGATTCAAGATGTCCGACTGTGCTGTGCTGTCTATCAAGGAACATTCTCCCATTACATTTTTTACATTTTAGCATTAATTAGGTACGCCAATAATAATTAAGTGAACGTTAACTGCCAATTCTCCAGTTGTATTAAACCTTACAGTTCCGTCAATTCCAGAGGTTGTAGGATTTGTTAAGATAACCGTAACATTTTTACCAGCAGGGGTATTTCCAACATTGATGGCTGTTGCGGTTGCAATTGGAGCATATTTAAATTCTCCAGGGAAAGAATATGAAAACTTTATTTCTTCTCCAGCAGTCTTTGTTCCACTGCTAACAACAGTTACAATACCACCAATGACTCTGGCTTCACTACCTTTAATATTTTGTCTACCAGCATTTGGGGTATCAATTGATGTATACTTATATGTTGCTGGAGAAATGGCAGATGATAACTCATTAACCACCTGGGCTAATTGAGAAATATAGGTTACATCTAATGGTTGTCCACGCTCAGGTAGAGGAATTTTTGCCATAATACTATTATACCACTAGGCTTACTGAATCAGATTCAAAAAGTGTAGCCTTAGTAAACCTTTGTTTAGGAAATGTTGGGACTTGAAGTGCAAACCTTGCTGTACTGTATCCTGATGGAACTAAAATTGTGTATGAAGATGTCTGGATAGATCCAACATATTGGAAATCACCTGTACCCCATTTAGCATACAAATCAAAATCAGATTTTAAATTTGCTGGAGGAGCCCAAACAAGGTTAATAATTTGTTTGTTTGCGCTTGCTACTACAGAATGTAAAATCCAAGGCTCTGGTGTTGGCAGCAATTCTCTATCTATTTCAGGCTCAACATCAACTTTATACCTTGGAGACCAATGAGAAGTTCTGTTTCTGTCTTCAGAAACTATTCTATATCTAACTAAATAGTTTTGTAAGATTCCACTAAACGCTGGAAGATCTTCTTTTTTAATTATTACTTTTTTTACTATTGAGTCTGACATTAAAGAACATCCATCCCAAACCTAAATTCAATGTGATTTGTGGTATTTGCATCCTTGACAATTGTTTCTGAGTTAGTGTTTTTAATTACAGAGTAACCAGACAAACCATAAACTGGATTAGAAGAAGTAATGTTTTCTAATCTTAGCGCATCTAAGCAAACATAGTAGTCATCGCTTGGAGATGCAATCTGTACTGTTGGAGACACTGCAGTTGAAGATACTGTTGTTCCTGTTTTGTTATATTTTATGGTAGTTGATGTAACTTCTGTAATTTCAAATGTACCGTCAAACCTTTCAGAGTTTCCTAAACCAGCAACAATAATTTTGTCTCCTACAGCAAAACTATGACTTGCAGAAGTTGTTAAGGTTACAACAGTAGAGGTTGCAGATTTATTACTAACCAATGCAGTGCCTTTTATTACTGTAGCATAAAACTTTACAACATCAACAACCTTCCAAGTAAACCCAGTTGTTTTAACTAAGTCTCCAAGGGCAACTGAAGAAACAAAATATCTATTTGTTGCAAAATCAACACCTGCGTCTGTTTCTTTTATTACTACTCCAAGTCTTGCGTACTGTGCTCCTGTAGCATTTGCCTCATCTGTATCTGAAAATTCAACAAGAATTCTTACTTCATCTGGCTGGACTGCAGACTCTCCATCTTTATTTATAACAGAAAATGCAAGTTTGAGTTGATCAGTAGGAGCATTCTTATCAAAGTCAAGACTTGCTCCAGTTAAATGTATATGGTTTGATTCTGCTGCAATGCCAACTACCCCACTTGTAAGAGATAGATTGCTGGTATTTCCTCTTAAAACCATTATGTTATTTAAAAATCTACATCTTTCGTACCGCTCAAGCCTACTTGATTCAGTAAAAGTTGGGTTATCTGCGTTTGTTTGAAAGACTGTTTCTGTTCCTGTTCTGTTTATAATATTGTCTGGTGGGTTGGCTGAGTCTAAGCGTGTATAAATTGGCGGGATTGCAACAGCACTATTTTGATTATGATACTCCCAATTTTCTGTTTCGTTAAATGCATAAACTGTTTTGCTATCATATGCTCCTGCACTTGGATTAGCACCAGCAGACCAAACACCTACTTCTGTTATTTCATATCTTTCTGCTGTAGGAAGTTCTGCTGTAAAAACAATTTTTGATTGACCACCTTCAGTAACATAGCCACGAGATGTTATTGGAACACGAAACATTTCAAAATCTAAAGATTCTTTTAGTGAGTAGTCTCCAAGTGTTCCATCGGAAGCAAGTGGTTTTGCTCCACAGCCAATGGCAATATGTGAAGCATAGGCAGGAGCCTGCCCAATAAGATATTTAGCCAAAATATTTTTACCTATATTAGTTATCATTTATGACTCCTCTTCATATATTGTACCATTAAGTATCTCGCCACCAGTTAATATTTCTACATCTACCTGCTCATCAGGCTCAAGTGATGAAACGTTTATAACAAGATCTCCAGTAGTTGGTTCTATGTATACGACCTCTTCATTTGGACCTGTTCCATAGGCTGGCAATTTTAACTCTAACCTTATGGGAAAGTTTTTAAAATATGTGTCTGAGGTGCTATCAAGTCTAATTATATTATTTGGGTTATATTGAATATATAGATCTTTAAGATTTTTTATTGGACTATAGATTACATCTTGTCCATCAATAATATCGTTTCTTGAAATATTAATTAATTCCTGTCCCCCGATATTTTCAAAAATTAACTCTACCATTCTATCTTCACTCAAAGTTGGATTGTTAAGTGTAATGTTTTCAGGCGTTGCAGCCTTTGTTGCTGCTGTGGCTGCTGATTGAGAAATTGCTGTGGACTGATTTGCTACTGCATCTGTTGCCATTAAACTACCTCACTTAAAAATACTGTCATTGACGGACCACTCTGATCTTTAGAGTACTCTATATTATACACAACAAATCTACTACTCTTTGGTGAAACCATGTCAATTGAATTATCTACATAATCTAAATTAACTATGTCTCCTAATTGAATCATTGGGTTTGCAAAAATCTTAACTCCAACAGACTTTCTTGGCTTCATTATTTTATTAATAACCCAGGACATTAAATCTTCTGCAGCATCGTGTGATTGAATATATGGCACGTCTAGGCTAAAATCTTTTTTACCATAAGACATTCTGCTTAACTTTATATCTTGATAATCTTTTTTAATTTTAAATGGAGAAGATACCAGAGTTGATCCAACTAATTCAGGATTAGCAAGATTGCTATTTTTTGTAAAATATTCATCAACTGTAAAATCTACATTTGATTCTTGAGTAAAAGTAATTCCCTGTATTTTTAAATAGTTTCCAGATGTTGCATCTAGATTTAACGTGGTGTCTGTTGCATTAAAAATTAAAAACTCTGCTCCATAAGATCCTGCTCTAAATCCAGAAACAGAATACCCTTTTAGTCTATTAAAAGTAGGAGATAGTTTTGCATAAAGGGCTGGGTATGCTTGATCATACTTAATATTAAATGATGCCGCCTCTCTCATAATTGTTCCAAATTCTTCAAAATACATATCAAATGCTGGTGGTTCAGCAGAACTTATTCCAGATAAATATGTTTCTTGTATTATTCCACTCACAGCATACTTCTCAAATGAAGAACTTGCGCTAACTTCAGAATCTCCAAATACTGAGGCTATTGGTGCATTAATTTTAAAAGCAGTATTTTGTGAATAGTTATTTCCTAAAGCATATATATTTTCAAACATAACCCTTGATGAGCCACGGACAAATAATGCCATATTATTATATACTGGAAGCGGATCTTCATCATCTACTGTTGCAATAAGGTTATTATTTATATATAAAAAGAATCTTCTTCTTGTACCTATATCTTGATACTCAACAGATAGATCGTAAACTGTTGGGCGTTCTTCTGTAGCCATTCTATACTGACCAGTAAATTTTCCATCATCTACAATTATTCCTGCTACACCTTCATATAGTTTTACTGGTATTGCATTGGTGGTGTTAGTCTCTTGCTTTACCTTATAGAATATTACATCATTCACATTTTGTTTTTGAGAATCACTTGAATTGTTTGTACCAAGTGCAATAATTTCAAAGTAGTACCCGTTGTTTGTTGATGGATTAATCATCACACCAAGTCCACCAGATCCGCCGACTATGCTTATATTTTTTTCTGGAGTTGTTCCTGAAACTGTAAAATATGTAGATGCTCCAACAGGGGTTTGTCCACGATTTTCATCATTTTCAATTTTTCCAACAATCCTCATCCTAGTTCCAAAATGTTTATATTTATTATCTAATTGTTTGTATACATAAGATATAAAATCTGTTGATGACTCTGTTGTAGTAAATCCTGGACCATTCATAATTAATGCCGATGACTGTACTGTTCCTACTTGCGTAGATAGCATAGCATTAATATCTGATTCAGATATATACTTTGATGCTAAAGCATTTTTAATAATTCCACTTCTTGATGTTTTTTGTGCAAGAGTGTTATTTATTCCTGCAGCACCTACTGTTGTTGCGGGAAGAGTTTGTCCTGTTCTAAATAAATACTTTGATTGCATAGTACATCCACGGACATTTGTATTATTAGACCAGTAGGTACTTATTCCTGCCGAATGAGAAACGATTGGTGTTCCAAATTGTCCTCTTCCATGCTTTGCTACTGCTCCATTTTTAAGTTTTGTAACTCCAAGAACTTCTTCATAGTTTGGTTCAGAGTATATTCTTACTAGCCCTGTTGGGTAAATCTTTCCGTTAAATGGTAATGATGAAAAATATTTTTGATATTCCTGAACGCTATTTATCCAAACATCACCAGTACCAGAAATATTATACTGAACAGCATCGTATTTAATAATTTCTCCATTTGAATAAAAGTATCCGTTATATCTTGTTATAACAAAAACTCCTTCTCCAAGATCCATAATATTATCAATAACAATATTATTTTTTACTGATGGTAAAACTGATGACAAATTTGAATTTAAAGGTATGGCACTTAATGAATAGGCTGATTGATTTTCAATTTGTTGATTTACAGACTTTGTGTTTTCTGACCCGCTTAATTCCCAAAGGAGTGCTGGCTTGTATATCCAAATTCTTTCATTATCTACAACGCTTGCCAGCCTTGCTGTTCCAACTGATCTTTCTATAGATCTTGCAGTATAAGTAATTTTGCCATCATTATAGACTTCATTATCCTGAGATGTTATCTCTAATATATTTGAAAGTTTATTATTTGTTTTTTGATTTTTAATAACTCCCGTGTCAGAAAAA